TAATGATTACGACTTCTTTGATGATGCGCGTCATGCATATTTGTATAGCGTTTCGGACTGGGGAAATTATGGAACGCCGGATGATGCAATCTGGTTTGCGGATTGGCAAATCATCCACGCCAGGTGGGACCACGATGAAAATAGTCGATATGGACGACCCATGCTGGCCTCCGGTCGTAAGGCATGGAAACGAGTTGACGAGGGCGGCGTGGATGTGGCCATCCGGCGAAAAACCCGCTCAGGAGTCAAATATCAACATAAAATCGAGGGTGATGATACAGCTGTAAAGGCGTATATGGAGCTTAACAAGGATTCTATCAACAATCCGTTGGCTGCCATTCAAGATTTTTTTGGTAATGCGGAGATCAAGACCATCCAGGGTGACGCGAACCTGGGGCAGATTAATGATATTATCTATCACTTAGATACATTCGCCGTGTCCTCGCCAGTGCCATTGGCTCTGATCGGCTTTGGTAAGGACATCAACCGGGATATTCTGGAGCAAAAATTAGAGCAATATGAGCGAGCGTTGGTCTCGACTGAACAATGGGTAACAGACCAGATCATCAAGCCGTTGTTGGAATTGCAATGGCTATTACAAGGTATCTGGCCTGGTAATATGACCTATACAATCAATTGGGCCAGTAAAAAGACGATCACGCCGGAATACCTGAGCAAAATAGCCGAGGCCGGGATAAAATTGCAGACACTGGGTTGGCCTGATGAAATTATTGTGGAGATTCTGGCCAGATTCATCCCAAATATTGACCCAACCAACGTGCTGTCCTTGATTCAGGCGGAGAAGGCCAAGCGACCAGATGAGATAGGACGGCTTGGAGCTATGGTCTGATGGTCAAGAAGATAAAATACAAGCCCACAGCTGACAATATAGCACAATACCAGGGCCGGGCCTTAGCCCGGCTTAATTTGTGGTTTACGGGCTACACTCACGGTCTGCTGATTGATCTATTGGATAAAGTATTGGCCAAATTGACGACACACGCCAATGAAGAGGGGATAATACCGGTCAATGCGAGAGGTCAGGTACTTGAATTAGCGGCAATAGCATGGAGGGAGGCATTCACGCTATACGAGATGAAGTTTCAGGAAATGAGACGGCAAGCGGCGCTGATTTCGTTTGCCGCGCTGCCGGTGCTACATAAACATATGATGGACGGGCTGGATGAGAGCCGATTCCGTGAGCAAGCCCCCAATGAGATTATCATCCGATCTGCGCCATTCTATGATCCGCAAATCCAGGAAATTTTGGACGTAACAGCAGATCGGGTTTACAGTGACGGATTCAAATTAAGCGAACGTATCTGGCGAATGGATCAGGATAGCCTGGCGGATATACAGCGAATTATCAGGGAAACACTGGCTAATGGGGACTCTGCCTGGAACGCGGCCAAGCGGCTGGAAGGTCTATTGGGGGCCGGGCAGGAATGCCCGCGCTGGACCAGTACCAGGCTATCGAAATTGACCAAGCAGGATATTGCCAGCGGTGATAGAACTGGGCTGATTAGCGGGCCTCATCCGTGTGTGAGTAAGGGGGTGGCTTATAATGCCCTGCGCCTGGCCAGGAATGAGATCCAAATCGCGCATGCGGCGGCTACGGACGTGCTATTCAAACGGATGCCATTCGTAGAATATGAGAAGGTGAATCTATCGCCAGCGCACCCGGCCATTGAATGCCAATGCCCGGATGTGGCAAACGGGGGAGAGAATGGGGATGGGGTGTATCCAGTCGGCACCATCAAACTGCCCCTACATGTGCAATGTATGTGCTTCAAAACCGCCGTTCTAATGCCACCAGACCAGTTTGTCTCAAAATTAGGTGGCTGGATGCGGGGGGAATCGGCTTGGTCTGAGATGGATGATTACGCCAATTGGTGTGGCGTGGCTAAGGACACTATTGCTGGGGCGGCAATCGGGCTGGACGCTATGGAGACTTTGTCTTATTGGATGACGGTTGTGTTTAATACAGATTAAACGCTACCTGATGCGTCCAGGTGTTTGTCGTCTGGTAATTTTTCGACAGGAATATTGTATTTTTAGCGAATCTGTGCTAATATGACAGAATATCAAATAAAAAACGTAAAGGGGACGCAATATCAACTCTGTTGACACTGCGTCCCTTTTTTATTGCCAAAATTAACCGGTTATTTTAATGTATTATGGAAAATCTTGCTAATCGCCAGGTCATATGCAATGACTGCAAATCTGAATTTGTCATTGACCTAATTACCAGGCCGGCAGGCAAAAAGACTTTTGAAGTTGGCTTTGAATGTATACACTGCCACAAATGGTATCGCGTATTTTTTACCTCGCCCAGCCTGGAACGCAAGCGCAAACTATTGAACAAGTTCAGGGCCAAAGCAGCCCGGTCTGATAAGGATTGGCAACGCTGGCAACGCAAACGAAAACAATTCAAACAGTCATTTGACCGCTTCAACAAAAGTACAGAAACAGTCGAATGAATGGAGGTGTCATTTGGCAAACCGAAAATTAGAGCAAGGCAAGTTGCTTGAAGAATCCACTAAAGGGTCTTATGAATACACATTGCACGCCATCAGGCGTGCCTTCCATGAACAGTTCCGCCGGCTAGATACTGATTGGTTCTGGGTGGAAGAAACATTTGTTGATTATCTCATTGTTGGTCATGAAAAATTGGCTGAAGGTGAGTATTATTTTGTCCCCTACCAAATAGAGAACGGGGCTTATATTTTTGCCACCCGCGAAAACTGGGAAGTGGTCGAACTGACCTATCAGCCCAAAACTAAAATGGTAGAGGAAAGTAAAAAGTCATCAAAACGGTTCGTTGAGGAAATCAGAACCTCAATAACATTTGTCGAAACCACTAAAGCAAGCTCCAACTCTGACGGCCCATGGCTTATTCAGGGTCACGGCGTTACGGCAGATGTGGTCAATGGCAATACCCGTCGTTATCCTCTATACGTACTTGAGGCGGCGCTCAGAAAGCTAAAAAAGAACCTATCCGAAAGTGCGGGCCAGGGACGCCTGGTACTTACAGGCGAGGCCGATCATCCATCAGACAAGGGAAATCGAACAACTTTGTTGCAAGAGGTCATCATTAACTGGAACGATGTCGATATGGTTAATGGTGCGATTCTGGTTAGTGGCAATTTGTTGGGTACCAGAATAGGCAAAGACACTCGCGCCCAAATGCTTGGTGGCGTCAGGCCGGACATAAGTCAACGTGGGTACGGGAAATCTGTATTCATAGAGGAAGACGGGCAAGAAATAGAGGAGGTCACAGAACTAACCATTACTGGTTATGACCTTGTGGCGGATGGTTCAGACCCGTTCGCCCAGGTACTGATGGCAGAATCTACAAATAGAACAAAAAAACATAAAAAATTACCCCCCCAACAGGAGGACTTACTGATGGACGAATTAACCCTTGAGGCCCTACGGAATGATTACCCTGACCTGGTGGCCAAAATTGAAAATGAAGCGGACGATAAGCGCCGCAAATTGTTGGAAGCGCAGTTGGAAGCCCGTAGAGCCGAAGATGAGCGCGTAGCCAAAGAAAAAGCAAATTACGAGGTCAAGCTCCGCCAGGAGCTTGGTATCAATGCAGATGATAGTATTGTGGAAACAATGAAAGCACGTGAAGCTCGCCTGAAAGAATTGGAGGAAGGCGACGAGGCAGCAAAAAAGGAACTCTCCGAATTGCGCCAAGCCAGACTGCAACAGGAAATCAGCGAGCATATCGACAAAGTCGTCAATGACTTGAAGTACCCCAAGGACGTGGTCGAGATCATGGCCAATGGTCTGCATGAGGCCAAGCCGGAAACCATCGAGGCTGTTGATGCCCTTATTGAGGCCAGGCGTAAGGAGTATGATGCGCTGATGGCCAAAAAAGTGCTGTATGGCAAGGGAAAGAACAGCATCGGTAATGGTGTTACCGTAATTGGACCTGTCTTTGAGACAGAAACTGATCGCCCTGCGTTTACCCGCCCTGCATTTGAATTCACCGAACGGTTGGTGGAGCGTCAACTGGGCACTCGTCGCAATCTGGCAAAGGCCATTACCCCAAACGAAATTTTTACCCGGATGTATCTGGAAGCCTTTGATAAAGTATACCGTAGCCAGTTGATCGAGGAATCCAGGAAACTGGAGAGTTTCCTGGAAGCAGAGACCACAAGCGATCTCAATCTACCCTATAGCGTATCCAGAGCCATTGTCGAAGAAGCTGTTCCACAATTG